CGCGCAAAATAGATGCCACGATGTTGCGCATATCCTGCGCCAAGTCCGCCTCACGGTCGGAGCCGTTGACCGCGCCCGGGTCGGTGTTGCTGTGGCCGGCGGTTAAAGTTACAGTTTTGCCCATAAACATCTCCGAAAATCAAATCACAATTTATTTTCAAAACCTTATTTAACCTTTTCAGACGGCATAAGACGGTCGGCACAAATGCACTTACTGTTCCGCAGACAAAAAAAAGCCCTGCAAAAAGCAGGGCAAAGGTCCACTCACAAGAAACACACAACACAATTACGCCGCAAATAAATCCGTCTGCGCTCTTGCCGCCGCCTCGCGGTCGGCCTCTTTCAAAATGTATCGGATATTGCGCGTAGACAGCCGATGAGCCAACACCAGCTCGCGCACAATAACCAAATCGCTCAAACCCTCCGCGCTCATCGCATCATACTGCCGGCGGATAAATCGATTGCGCAGCTCGCGCATCGCGTCCCAGCAGCGAGGAATGGCTAAGAAAGGCTGACCGGCATAGGCTCGCTCCAATCGTCCCGCAGCCTCCTCGCCGATGTCCTCGACCAGTTGAGCGTGTAAGATTCGGCTCTGGCGCGTATTGCGCCGGCGGTTGGAAATCGGGTAATTCGTCCCGCCCCAAACCTTGACCATGTGAAACGCCGCTTCCAGCCCGATGACCGTAATCATCGCCACCACGCTCTGCGGCAGAAGATGTTTCACATCCTCAAAATCCTGCTCTGTCATTTCCCAACTTACACTCATTCCTATTCCTCCTTCTTCTTTCGGTTCGCCGCAATCTGCAAAGCCGCCACCAGCTTGTGCATATTGCCGTCGGACAACCATTCCACGCGGTCAACTTTAAACATCTTTTTCGCCGTACCGTGCGCATAATTCCAAGTCCAGCCGTTATCCAGCAGCAGGGCTTCGATTTTCCGCATCATCGGATCGGCAGAGCTTCGGCGGTTCGGACGACGGCCTGCCGTTTTCTTCGGCGTAAACCCATGTTGGCGTAAATCCTCGACCACGCGTTCCAACTCAGGAATACTGCACTCCGTACACGACCGCTTGCCCGTCACACGCTCCAACACCGCGCGATAGGTACCGTCATCCAAGCCCAGCTCCTTTTGAGCGATTTTAATTTTAGCAATCAACGCACGGCGCATTATTCCTCCAATACAACATATAGTATAAATTAGCGCATATTATACCAATAAAATACAATATATAGTATTAAGCCGCTGTTTTTTTTTGCGAAACTGACAGCACAAAAAAAGGCCGTCTGAAACAGGTTTTAAACCCTATTTCAGACGGCCTTTAATCCATCTTTAAAAGTCCCAGCCTTCCATCATTCCTGCCAACATACTAACCACTCCTGATTATATTGCTTCATGATTCATTGCGGAACTTTGGCGTTTTGCGCGCCGCGATGGTCAGCGGTTCGCCCGTTTTCGGATTGTGTCCCTGACACTCGGCGGATTAGGCGGCGTGAAACGTGCCGAAGCCGACCAGCGTAACGTCTTTTCCATCTTTCAATTCTTGCGTTACCACGCTGACAAACGCATCAACAAACTCCGCTGCATCGCGTTTGCTCAATTCCGCCTCGTCGGCGATGGCTTGGATTAATTCGGATTTATTCACTTTTGACTCCTATTTAGATTTAAATGCGGCAGACCGTGCCGCGCGGGTTATGAATTTGCAATTTCAGACGGCCTTTAATCAAGCTTTAAACGCCAAAGAAAAATAAAATCAACGCAAGAAAAAACCAAACCACCCCGAAGCAGTAATAAATAAAGGCTTTTTTTCGGGCGCGCATAGCCTCTTTTTCTCCTTCTTTCACTTTTTCCCACACGAGAAAAGCGGTTTCTAATTTTCGGTTGGCGTTTTCGACTTGAGCGTGGATGTAGAAGGAATCGCGTGCGGCAGTTCTTAAAAATTCCAGCTCATCGGTATTTAAATTTCCGTTTTCCATCACGACATCTCCCGCTTTGACATACCTTGTATAGCCCCAATCTTTCCAAGCATATCAATAACATCTTGCACAGCAATCCAAGTTAATTGAGCAGGAGTGCCGCCATCTCGGATAAGGAGATCTCCATGAGGTACATAGCTAACTTTACCATTAGGCAAATCTTCAATTTCAATCACAATTTTCGCCATCACGCCAACTCCTGCTCAGTAGGCTCAATCACAAAATCCTCAAGCCCCGACACAATCTTAATCCCCGGCACTTGGCCGTCTGAAAAACGCTCTTTTTGATTCAGGATGGCATCTTTGTCGATTTCCTTTTTTGTGCGGACAAACTCGGCAAAGGCGGATTTCTCCGAGAGCCACGCCAAGACGGCAGCCACGCCCGTTACCTTGACGGATGGCGGACGGATGCGCCATTTAATCAGGCCGGTAGTAAAGTCCACTGTTTTGGTTTTACCGTTTTCCGTCAGCTCGTCCTTATGCGCTTCGCAGTATGCGGCCACACGTTCGGTCAGGCTCATGATTTCGGCACACATCGGCGCGGCTTTGGCGGCATATTCTTCTTCGATGACCGCTTTTTTGTCTCCGGCTTCGGTTTCCAGGCGTTTGACTTCGCGCTGCAAATCACCAATTTTGCGGATAAACGCAGTAACTTCCGCTTTGTCTTGTGCCGCTTCGATAGCGGGCTGTTTGATTCGGGTTTTAGCCATTTGCTTTTTCCTCCAGTTTGTTGAGTAGTTGATATACTTCGCTTGCTTCAAATCCTTTAGTTTCAGCAAAACTGATAAAGGCATCCCAGTCTTGCTCTAAATATTCGTCCAATAGACGGTACTCGTGCGGTTCAATCATGATGTTTTCCTTTAATCTTGATCTGATAAGTCTCGTAAAATTTGACTTAAAAAATTCTCGTGGAGTGCTGTTTGCCTTTTTCTCAGATAGCCTGCTGCAGCATGTCCGGCAAAGATTGCAGGAGTTTTTTCACTATCATCTCCCAATCCTTTGATTTCAAAATCAAATAAGCTTTTGGTACTATCTTTAATAGTAATAATGACTTTAGCCATTTTCTTTTTCCTTTCTTAGTTTACTTTTCGGTCTGCATCTCTCAACTGTCTTGCCAGTTGCAATGCTTTTAAATTAGTGACAGCAGCCTTGATAAATCCTTCCGTATCTCGGGCGGCATCACTGCATACGCTGTCTAAAAATTCCGTTGTCAACGCAGCCATCAGGTCGGGAGCTTGATACTCACCGTTTATCTTGATTTCGGGCAACTCGACGCGACACTTCCCATTTTCCGCAATGATTTTAAAAACATACTCTTTCATTTCACTTACCTTTCTTGTTTAAAACATCTTTCACTTCCGCCATTTTCTGACGGCCTTTTTCCTTATCCGGCGCGGGCTTTGCCAGCATCGCCCTTGGTATCAACCGTGGCGGCAGGTTGCGGAGCAGTTCGGCGGGGTGCGGCCATGTTTCCGCCGCCTGCAATACCTTAAACCCCGTCTGAATCCGTATCGGGTCATACTCCGGCGAGACGATTTCTTTTTTCTCCATCAGTTTCCGATACCAAATTTCCGCAACTACCGGCATATCCTGCGCTGCCGGTCGGTTGGGTAGATTGAGCGCGGCAAGCAATGTAAAACCTGAAGCGATTTCTCGTTTCGCCCAATCTTCTCCTGCCCATTCGCCCAAGGCTGCCACACCCTGCCGCAGCTTGGACGGTGCGCCGCCTTCGCCCCCTCTCCCCGTGGGAGAGGGCTGGGGAGAGGGCACCCCCGAACCCTGCCACTGGCTGATAATCTCCAGCAAATAACCATGCGACTTTAAGGGCAGTTTCAGACGGCCTTGGTCGCGGGCATTAACGGTTTCATTAAAACCGTGAATCCAAGCCTCGGTAGGAGCGGGGAAACAAACCCCGTCGCGTGCCGCCTCCTGTGCCTTAATCATCGGCAGCAACTCATTCAGCAGTTTCGCGGTACGCGCCCAAGAGAGCTGGGACTTGGCGGGGCGGAACAAACCGATATACCGTATCGCCGCCTTGCCCAATTCCACATCCATCTCCAACACAGCCTTTAATACCGCTGATGCGTCTGCGTCATTGATTAAGCTGTCCAGGCTATGCACCGCCCCGCAGTTCGGG